ATCCCTGTATCTGCCAATGGACAACGCTGGAATCTTTGATAAGACCGGATTAAATACTCTAACTGTAATTGGAGATGCCTCAACATCAACAACTCAGACTAAGTACGCTGATACTGCGGTGTATTTTGATGGGAGTGGAGACTATATTAGATCTGACGAATCGCTGTCTATGATTAGTAGTACATCATCACTATGGACAATTGAAGGATGGGGGTACACACTTACTTTGGGAGGAACCGGCGGTGACTCCGATGATATAATAGGTATCAACAGACTCTCAGATGGATTTAATGTTATAACATACGGACCTAGAATATCAAGATATAGAGGTGCAGAGGTTGCTGTAACTGATTGGAATTTAAATGAATGGACGCATTTTGCAATAACATACGATGGGACTACATACAGAATATTTCTAAATGGAACTTTAGATTACTCTACTACTGCGGCGCCCACCAATGCATTATCAGAATGTTCTCTATTGATTGGTGCCGAAGCAGATGGTGCAGACGGAGGAACTGTTGGTAATTACTTTACCGGATATCTTGAAAACCTCCAAATACTCAATGGTGTCGCAAAATATACCTCAAACTTCACACCACCAAATCGTACTCAAGGTATAACATATCAGGCGGAGTCATAAATGAGTAATGCTAGTACAATATCAAGACTAATTCAGCCAGGAGGTAGCATCATCTCATCGGGTGGTGAGGTTGCAGTTGGAGGTGGCACAGAAACCTATGCAACTGTTAACGACCTTCCTCTAAGTGGTAACTCTGAAGGTGATCAAGCATTTGTATCAGAAAATGATAGACTGTATATTTGGACCGGAACTGGATGGTACAATATTGCCTTGATTAATACTGCTCCTAATATTACTAGTGGTGGTGCTGGTAATTATTTACTAGCCATAGATGGAACTCCTACAGTAATTACATTAACTGCTGAAGATCCAGAAGAGTTACCAATTACCTGGTCTTATGAAGTTACATCTGGTTCTCTCGGATCAACAGCTACTATTGCACAAGCTGACAATGTATTTACTATTACTCCCAGCACTAACGAGTCTGATGCTGGAGAATTTACAATTACATTTACTGCTTCTGATAGTGTTAATATTGCAACAGATGTTAATTCATTTACCTTAGCTTTTTCAGCTGTTAAATTTGATTATAGCGGTGACACGGTCCAGAATGGTGGTGCAGGCGCGACTGTTACCTGGAATGGATCAACACAGAATACAGTTGTTTTTGATTCATCACGTACTGTTCAAAATTCATCTGGTAATACGTTTTCAATACAAACATCTTCAATTACCCATGGGGATGACTTTACTATTGAATATTATTATTATTGGACAGGTACAGATGATGGTTACTGGGATAGTATGATCAACATCAGAGGAACTGGAGATACTACTACCCATAAAAGAGTGTGGTGGCAAACAGGGAACTCCAGCTGGGCAATTGGCAGTGGTTCGAACTATACAAGTACGGGTAATATTTTGGCCCAGAACAGCTGGCATCATGTGGTATTTTTAGCTGGACCATCAATAGGAGTTAAATTATATAGGGATGGTTCCTATGTTTCTCTACCCCATGATAACGATTACATATACGGTAATAGCGGAGATGATATTATATTTGGCTTTGGAAATGCAATACAATATTTTGCTGATTTAGAGATTTCAAAAGGATTAAAGTATGATCCAAATTATTATACACAGTATTTTACACCTCCAGCAAGAACTACCTATTAATTAAACAAGGTTCAAAAATGGCTATAACATTCCCAACAAGTCCCTCGAACGGACAACAGATAGTAGCTGGTGATAAGACATACACCTATAGCTCAGTATCAGGCACATGGAACATTACAGGAAGTACTGATCCATTAAATGTATTATATACAAGAACCGAGTTAGTGGCAACTGCTGATCAGACTACGTTCAACGTCAACTATAGTACAGACTATCCTGTTGAAGTGTTTGTCAATGGTCTTCAGTATCTTTCTACGGATTACACTGCTACCAACGGAACCACTGTCGTATTGGATACAGGACTACCAGCTGGAGCAGAAGTTGTTATCAATTATGCTACTGCTACTGGTGGTACTAATTTATCAGCCGTAAGCCAAAGTATTATACCTGATACTAATGAAGCGTATGATTTGGGTTCTGCTGATAATAAGTTCAGAGATCTTTATTTGTCTGGTAGCTCAATTATTCTTGGCAACACAACATTATCAGCAGCCGATGGTGTTCTTCAAGTCTCCACTGGTGGAGAACCAGCTGCTCCTGTTGCTGGTGGAGTACAAGTTTACGATACTGTAGATCTGTTACCTACAACTGCTGACGCAGGTAGTCAGGCTTATGTGGTCGCAACTAATCGATTATACATCTGGAATGGTAATGGATGGTTTAGTGTTGCTCTGCTAAATAATACTCCAACTATCTCAGAAGCTCAGGCATCCTACTCCTTAGCAGCTGATGGAACACCAACCGTTGTTAACTTGACTGCTGAAGACCCAGAAGGTTTACCAATCACTTGGACACATGTATCTGCAGATGTTGGAAGCATAGCTACAATTACAAATGATGGAAATGGCCAATTCACTATTACTCCATCAGTAAATGAAGTAGATGCAGGAACATTTACTGTTACTTTCAGAGCTTCAGATGGTGTTAATATAGCTAGTACACAAGCTGACATAGTACTATCCTTTGCAAATTCTGGAATAGGTGGTACGCTTGTAGAAAATGGTACAACCAATGTGCATGTTTTTTCAGCTGATGCAACTTTTGAGATTACTTCCACGAGACCTGCAGGTATGACGATTGACATAGCATCTTATGCCGGTGGCGGTGGCGGTGGAGTTGATAATTTTAGCTCAAATCGTGGCGCAGGTGGCGGTGGTGGTGGTGGATATCATACGTTATCATCACTTACTGTATCCAATGGGGATTCCTTCAATGTATATGTTGGTGAGGGGGGATCTGGTGGAGACTGGACTGCTACTAACAATGAAGCTTGGATCGGAGGTGGTGCAAACGGTAAATCATCTCTCGTTGTCAAAACAAATGAATTAGTTGATTATCAAAAGTTTACTGATGAAAACCATGGTTTTGTTGTAAGTACTGGAGGAACTGCACCAAGTAATATCTCATTGTACAGAAACATGCTCCACATTGCAGGAACACAAGGTAGAGGTTCTGGTGTACAAAAACAGTATACATTAGAATCAAATACTACATACTTTGCTTATTTCTGTATGAGAAGAGCTATGACTGGAGTAAGCGGCAGTAATGCTATAGGTGTATCAGCATATGGTGTTAATGAAGCATCTGAAATAGCTTCTGACGTTACTGATAGTGTTGGGTTTATGTCTGATGGATTAGCTCATCATAAAATGCTGGAGTTTAATACTGGAAATAATACTGATGTTTTATTAAGAATATTTGAATATGATACAGGCACTGGAAGTACTACAAGGGGAACGATAGATATAGATGAAGTGCTTGTTGTAAAAGGTTCTATACCTTCATCTCTTGATGGTACTCATGGTGTTGTATCACACGCTGCCGGTGGTGGAGGAGGTAACGGACATCTTCAAAGTGGCGTTGAGCTTGGCGCCAATGGTGGCTTTGTAGGAAATATTGGAGCCTCATCAGGTGGTGGTTCTAATGGGTCACCAGTACAAACACCTCTCTCGTTAAATTATATAACCGGGCAGGGTAATTCATCCGGTCCAGGTTCTGGATCACCTTACAACGGTGGTGGTGGAGGTGGTATTACCGGAGCTGCATCAGGAACTAATGGCGGACCTCCTGGTACCAACAATTGGCAAGGCACGGGTACTCTATCTATCGGAGCGGGCGGTGGAGCTCGCGGAGGTGGCGGCGGTTTCCCTGGTGGCACTAATGCTGGAAGTGGAGACAGTCCAACTGGAAAGGATGCAGCTGCCGGATTAGGGGGTGGCGGTGGTGCTATGCGCTATACTAAGGCTGGTAATGGAGGCTCTGGGGTTGTCTTTATAAGATACTCAACTACTTAATTCTTATAAATAGCCCTAGAACAACTCTAGGGCTTTCGTAATGTCATTATTTCCTGTAAATCCCACAGTTGGTACCGAGGCTGAAGTAGCCGGTAGTACCTTCGAATGGGATGGTGTCAAGTGGATTAAAACTGAATCTGATATTAGTGGTGGAAACGCCAGTATTGTATCAGGCGATACACCTCCGCTTGATGCAGAGCCGGGCGATGTGTGGTTCAACACATCTAACCTCGAATTGTATATATATTACTCTGATGTTGATGGTGCACAGTGGGTACAGGCAACAAGTGACCAGGTCGTTATTGATAGTATATCGAATGATATTCTACCGACAGTTGATAATCAGTTTAGTGTAGGATCTCTTGCTCGGCGATGGAGCTCAGGATTTTTCAATGAGTTGTACGTTGGAAATCAGCAGATCACAAGTGATCTAACGACAGCTGCCACTGGTGTAATTAATACCTCAGACTTGCTTCCTCAGGATGCAGCCATTGGTCAAATATATGTAATCACTTCTGAGCAAGCTGTTAAAATATGGACAGGTGCGGCCTGGATTAACCTGGTTGGTGGAGGATCAGTTCCGTCAATTTCTGAAGTTATTACAGGAAGTGGTGAAAACTATACTGGTGAATCAGATGTTGTGTTTCAAATTGTAGGATCCAATTTCAATCCAGATGCTACTATCAGTGTACAAACACAGCAAAATCTATCCCTTACTCCAAATTTTATACAGGTAACTTCTCCAACAAATGCTGAATTTGCATTCAGTAGAGAATTTACTGCAGATGAAGGTCCTTTATCAGTTATACTTACTAACCCAGATGGTTTAGCAGCAAGTGCAATCAACGCTATTCAAACTGGCCTGAAACCACAATGGGTGGGTCCAACTGTTGTATTTTCTGTTCTTTCAGATAGAGCTGTAAATATATCAATCAGGACTAATGCGTTTATTAGCGATGATAATAGTATTACCGACTTTTCATTTAAAGTGTATACAGATGGCACTTATACAGAGGAAAAGGTAGATCGAACAGTTGCTTCGGGATTAACTTTATCTGCAGACGGTTTGATCTCTGGAACAAGTCCTAACGTAACAAGTGATGCGACGTTTAATTTTTATGTTGGTATTATAGACGGTGTTGGCAACGAGACCAATACAATGCTCAGCTTTAAAGTATTGGCATCGGCAGCAATCGAAACTGCTGGCGCCAACTTTATACCAAGTGCTACTCCTGCGATTCCTAACATTGATTTTATAGGATCTGTTTTAGCAGACTTCACTGTTATTGAATCTCCAGCCAAAGGGACTACTTTGAGATCAATGATTGATCTATTTTTATCCAATGGCGATTATCAAGAAGGTGGTTATCAGAGTGTTCCACTTCTTAGGAATGGAGATACGGGGTGGTTTCAGGATAAGACGTGTAGGTTTTTATCTGAAGATAGCAACGGGAATCAAGCTGTTATTGCATTTGAAGAGTCAGGTGCTACAAATTCTTATGGAGTCAATGCTGGAGCAATTGGCTTAAGTGATCGGCCGGCCTCTAACTTTGATGGAGCTAAGAGTGTTGTTATGTGGGGGTACAATAACGTTGATGGTTGGCAGCCCCTATGGCACTACATAGAGGCGCCTCTTTACGATCTAACTTCGGCAGAAACTCCTGATCTATTAATTGATGGTGGTAAATTAGCATATCCTGGATGGACTCAAACTGGTTTTAACGGTTATTTTGCGCGCGAGACAATAACAGTTACAACAGCTGAGTCTGAAGAGGTTGATGTACAAGCAAGGATTGTTACGGGCAACGGAGCTACTGGATACAATATTCTCATTAGTGCCCCATCCTCCCAGTATGACTTTGAGTATCTAAACAGAGCAGAAGTTGAACCATACGCGGCCGCAGGAAATTTTGGAGCCAGTAATGAGCTAGCTGAAATGATAGTTCCGAGTGGTCAGCTTGCGGTTATTGACACAGGCTTTAATAGTAGCAATCTTTTAAACCTTCCGGATGGTTTAGTATTAGATGTGTCATCTGAGGATTTTGTTGATGGTTTGTCCAGGCCCTCATTTGCATTGAGAGTACTAACTAGTAATGGGATATCATTTAGTCCGACCAATTTTGTAACAACAAATACGTTTGGTCCCATTGAAGACTCTTTATTTAATCAACATTTTAGGATAAATTACTTTGTTAATTGGTATTATAATATACCAGCTCAAACATCATCAACGGTTGTAGAGCAATATTACACCGTTGGGGGGTTGGGTAAGCAATCAGCATATGATACTATGCCCGTTGATTATATTGGCTTCGCTGTATACACCTAGTATCAAATCATTATAAATAGCCTTAGAACAACTCTAGGGCTATTACAATGGCAGCACCACAAACACGAATAGAATTAATCGAGTACGCCTACAGATCATTAGGTGCACCTGTGCTCGAAATTAACGTCGATGATGATCAGGCGAGCGATCGTTTGGATGAAGCTATTCAGTATTGGCAAGAATATCATTCTGACTCAACATCTCGGATGTATTATAAGCATGAAGTTACAGCCCAAGATGTTTCAAATCGATTTATAACTCTTCCAGATAGCTTGATCTTTGTTATTAGAATTTTCCCCTTTTCTGACGAGAACAGCTATGGTGTTAACATGTTTGATGTTCGCTATCAAATGATGTTGAATGATATGTATCAGCTCGGTCATATGGGTAACCTTTCAAATTATTATCAGATCCAACAGTATCTTGGAACAATTGATATGATGCTCAATGGAACGGAGCATATTCGTTTTAGTCGCCATAAGAATGAACTTCATCTAGATTCAGAATGGGGCAAAGAAATCCAAGAAGGTGAATATATAATTGTAGAGGGATATCAAACTGTTGATCCTTCGAACTATCCTGATGTATACAATGATATGTGGTTAAAGAAATACTTTACAGCTCTTGTTAAGAGACAGTGGGGACAAAACTTATTAAAGTTTGAAGGGATGCAGCTTCCTGGTGGAGTAATGCTAAATGGTCGTCAACTATTTGATGATGCTACAAATGAGATACAACAGCTGGAAGAAGAGATTCGTATGAATCACGAAATGCCTGTTGATATGTTTATAGGTTAAATATGCCAACGAATGTATTCTTCTCACCAAAAGTAAGAACTGAACAGTTCCTCTTCGAAGATATTATTATCGAATCGTTGAAGATGTACGGACAGGATGTATTTTATTGTCCTCGTCGTATTGTTACGCGTGACTTCATTCTTGGTGAGGATGTTGAATCAAAGTTTGATGCGGCCTATACGATCGAAGCGTATATAGAGAACACAGAAGGCTTTGAAGGTGAAGGTAATTTGCTATCCAAGTTTGGAATGGAGCTCAGAGATGAAGCTACGTTTATTATGGCTAAACGGTCATGGGAAAAGCAGATAGGCTTTTACGAAGCTACTTTAATCAGACCTAATGAAGGGGACTTAATTTTTCTTCCTTTATCAAATTCATTCTTTGAGATATCATTCGTTGAGCACGAGCAGCCATTTTATCAGTTAAATAATCTGCCTGTATACAAGCTACGTGCTAGATTATTTGAGTACAACGAGGAAGACTTTGACACTGGATTCGAGGAAATCGATTCAATTGAAGGTGCAGCTGGATATAAGCAAATTGTTCAGGTGTCAGATGTAACGGGTGCAATAGAAGTTGGAAATACTTACACTCAGCAGGTTCTTGATAGTGTTAATGGTCGCCCTGCTGTAAATATTTCAGCGAAGTTGGTTGCATTTAATGGCTCATTAATGGAGTTTGTGGATCTAAAGAGCTCTGATGGCCGCGTGAGAAACTTTGTTACTGATGCGCGGTTGTTTGATGTGGAAGATACATCCATCAGTGCGTTAGTCAACGTTGTCTATGATATGGAAGAAAACGTTGATCAAACATTTGCGAATGATCTTGCTGCAAGTAACTATATAATAGAGCAAGAAGCAGATTCAATTATAGATTTCAGCGAATCCAATCCATTTGGAGAGCCAGCAATTGATAGTGCACCGGCTGTAGTAGCACCTGAGGTGTTTACTATGGACTCGGATAATATTACAACAGATGTAACAACTATTTTAATGAGTAACGGTTAGTAGGATAACAATATGGCACAATTAATTATTGATAGTGGTACGGAGCCAAATGATGGAACTGGGGATTCGCTGAGGTCCGCAACGTTTAAAATTAATTCTAATTTTAATGAATTATATTCGTATAATGAAGGATTTTCTAATGTTTCTCGTACAGGGGACTATGTCGATTTAATTAACAGACCTGATATTCCAACAACTATTAGAGATTTGGATGATCCCTTTCAAGATCTTGAGCAAGTACGAGGAACTATAACCTCTTCGTTAGTTACTGATGGAGGTTTTTATACAATTGGCCAAGATCAAACTCCACTTCGTACAATTTACGTTACCGAGCTCAATGCTGGTAATGGAGTCGCGTATGAATTAAATATTATTGGTAATAATGGAATAACAATTGATTCAGGTACGTTTAACACTAATATAACCAGTAACGTGTTGAATATTACCACACAAGCTCAGTTGGATATTAATGCCCAAGAAGTGAATATTGTTGGACAGGTCAACGCTAACATTTCCGGAAATGTTACTGCAAACGATGGAACATCATTAATAAATGCCTCCACTGGTGAAATTGTAGGTCCCATTAATACTTCAAGCAATGCAGTGTTTGAAGGAAATGTTGATCTTACCAATGCCACTGTTACCGGTTTACCTGCAACGTTTTCTGGCGATTATGATGACCTAATAAATAAACCAACTTTGTTCTCAGGTAGTTACAATGATCTAACAGATACTCCAACTCTATTTTCTGGCAGCTATAATGATCTTACAGACACACCTACTATAGTAGACTATAGCTCTGACATTACAACGCTCCAGACCGGTGTGCAACAGCTTGATACTGGATTGCAAAACTTAACAACTTCATTTTCTGAAGTTGATACTGATAGTGTTCCAGAATCAACAACACCAACAAATTTGTACTTCACCGATGCAAGGGCAAGAGCAGCTATTTCAGTAACAGGTGATATTAATTACAATTCAGGTACAGGTGTATTATCATACACTGCTCCATCAATTCCTACAACAGTTGCAGAATTGACTGATTCAAGTGATTATGCATTACAAGCTGCTTTACAAAGCACTGAAAGCACGCTTATAGCTGAGGACGTGAATCTACAAGCTCAAATTGACAATCTCAAGTCAGATATTCAGACAGCGGCCGCGAATGCGGTTGACTTTGCTGACTTCCAAGCACGTATAGCGGCACTGTAATATGTTAACAAAAGGTCATTATTACCACTCAATTATACGAAAGACTGTAGCAATCTTTGGTACCATGTTTAATGATATCAATGTGCTAAGGCGTGGTGGTGGTGGCGTAGAAAGCATTATTAAGGTGCCTCTATCATATGGCCCTAAGCAAAAGTTCTTAGCCAGATTGGATCAGCAATCAGATTTAGAAGATCAGAAATTAGCAATTAAATTGCCTCGAATGTCTTTTGAAATGACGGGTATGGCATACGATAGCACTACCAAACAATCAATGTTTAATAGATTGCAAGCAAACCCTGATGTTGGAGATACTAAGGCTTTTGTCAGTAACAGTGTACCATACATACTTGATTTTCAGCTGAACATTATGGTAAAAAATCAGGATGATGGATTACAGATAGTTGAACAAATTTTACCATTATTTCAACCCACCTATAATGTAAGTGTTAGATACCTCGAGGGTGTTGAGAATTCATTTGATGTTCCTATAACATTACAGAATGTTTCTTTTGTAGATGATTACGAGGGTGATTATGAATCAAGGCGTGTAATAATTTACACATTAGATTTTCAATTGAAAACAAGGTTTTGGGGTCCTGTTGATACATCAGCTGTTATCAGACAAGTTTATACAAACTTTGTTGATTTGGATGATACAGAGTTGTTTGAAATGGTTCAGGTACAAACGGATCCTGTATATGCTAGGCAGGACGACACCTGGAACACCCAAACAGCTGTGTACTTTATTCCAACCGTATTCAGATTTCAATTGCAATTTATTTCTGGTGAGATTCTAGGTTTTCAGGAAGGTGAAAGTATCCTTGGTCAAACTTCTGGTACAACTGCGATTATTCAATCAGTGATTTACGATGAAGCTGATGGACAAACTAAAGTTCAGGTATCAAATCCAGATGCATACTTTATTGAGGGTGAGAATATACTTGGAAATGTATCTGGAACACAAGCTCAAATGTTTGATTATGAGATATTAACATGACAAATAAACTTGATAAACTCACACAATCTCTTTCCGCCCATCTTCCTGAGCCAACGGAAGATGCAACTCCTCCTATCCCTCAGCAGAATAAAGAGATTCAAGATGACTATGAGTACTCTCGTAATAAGTACAGAGAGTTAATCGACAATAGCACAGAAGCCCTTCATGGAATGATGGCGTTGGCTTCTGAGTCTGAACACCCTCGTGCATATGAAGTGTTGTCTGGTATGGTTAAGAATATAGCTGATACTACTGACAAGCTAATGGATCTTCAGAAGAAGAAGGACGAGATTGATACAAAGAAGAACGGACCAGCAGAGTCCAAAGTCACTAATAATAATGTGTTTGTGGGATCAACAACAGACTTGCAGAGAATGTTGTTGAAAGGTGATACAATTGAGCATAGTGAATAATAACGAAGGTTATCTCGGCAACCCAAATGTAAAGCGAGATGGTGTTGAGCAAAACTTTACTCTTGATGAAATTAAAGAGTATCAGAAGTGTATGCGTGAGCCTCAGTACTTCGCTAAGAAATATCTGAAGGTTGTCCACCTTGATAAAGGTCTAGTACCATTTAATCTTTATCCATATCAGGAGAAGATGTTTGATCACTTCAATGATAACAGATTCTCTATTGTATTGGCTTGTAGGCAGTCAGGTAAGTCTATTAGTTCTGTTGCTTACTTACTTTGGTATGCGCTCTTCAATCCAGAAAAGACAATCGCAGTATTGGCAAACAAAGGCGCGACAGCAAGAGAGATGCTTTCGAGAATCACTCTTATGCTCGAGAACCTCCCGTTCTTCCTCCAACCAGGGTGCAAATCCCTAAACAAAGGTTCAATTGAATTTTCTAATAATAGTCGTATTATTGCTGCTGCCACTTCAGGCTCATCCATCCGAGGCATGTCCGTCAACCTTCTTTTCTTGGACGAGTTTGCTTTCGTTGAAGATGCCGCTACATTTTACACTTCCACATACCCTGTGGTGTCTTCGGGAAAGGATACAAAGGTCATCATCACCTCCACAGCCAACGGACTCGGAAACATCTATCATAGACTCTGGGAAGGGGCTGTGCAGGGAACAAATGAGTTTAAGCCATTCAGAGTGGATTGGTGGGACGTCCCGGGACGAGATGAAGAGTGGAAGAAACAAACGATCGCAAACACTTCTGAGTTGCAGTTCAATCAAGAATTTGGAAACACATTCCACGGAACCGGTAATACGTTAATTAATGGCGACGCACTGCTCAATATGAAAGCAGTTGAGCCGTTAGAGAACCACCATAACCTAAGAATCTATAGACGGCCAGATCAAGAAGCACAGTATGTAATGACCGTTGATGTTGCAAAAGGGCGCGGGCAAGATTACAGTACATTCTCTATTATTAATATTAGCACAGATCCGTTTGAGCAAGTTGCTGTATTTCAAGATGATATGATATCTCCTTTGCTGTTCCCTGATGTGATATACAAGTATGCTAAAATGTATAATAATGCATATGTCATTATTGAGGCTAACGATCAAGGGCAGCTTGTTTGTAATGGCTTATACTATGACTGGGAATATGAGAATATGTTTGTTGAGTCTATGATCAAATCATCTGCACTTGGCCAAACGATGAATAAGAAGGTTAAGAGGATCGGTTGTTCTAATATCAAAGACATCATAGAACAAAAGAAGCTGAGGATCGTAGATAAAGAAACAATTATTGAGTTAAGTACCTTTGAGGCTAAAGGTTCGTCTTATGAGGCATCCGACGGTAATCATGATGATCTTGTAATGACATTAGTGATGTTTGGTTGGTATTGTACCACTCCATTTTTTATTAATAACACAGATATTAAAATGAAGCGTATGCTGTACGAGGAGCAGGTTAGACTTGCTGAGGATGAGCTTGTTCCATTTGGTATTATCGATGATTATGATGATACAGAAAAGCATAGAGCTGGAGGCGAGGTTTGGTCTACAGTTAATGGTGATCCCTCGACTTTATGGTAATTATAAATACTTGTATTGACAACAAGTCGTATAATGAATTCATATAAATTTTCATGAGGGGAAAATCATGGCATTTCAAGTCTCACCTGGTGTACAGGTAAACGAAGTTGACTTGACTAACGTAATTCCTGCTGTATCATCTTCCGTGGGTGCAACCGTCGGCAAATTTGGCTGGGGTCCTGCACTACAAGAGGTGTCTGTTGGCAGTGAAAAGGAGTTAGTTCAGGTCTTTGGAGAGCCACTTAATGGTTCAGAGCATGCCTTTATGGTTGCAAGTGCATTTTTGCAGTATGGTAATCAATTACGTGTGATTCGCACTTTGGGCACTGAAGCAAATGCTACAAGCACAGGGCAATCCATTGTAGTGCGAAATCAAAAGCATTATGAAACAGTAACAACTTCTAACATCGAATGGATTGCAAAATATCCTGGATCACGAGGTAATTCTATAGAAGTACAAGTTTGTACAGCAAAGAATAACGCGTTTGACTCGTGGGCATATAAATCAGAATTTACTTCTGCACCTGCTACATCTATCTACGGTAGCTCTGTAAGTGCTGTAGATGATGAAATGCACATCGTAGTTATTGATTCTAACGGGTTGTTTAGTGGCATCCCAGGAACAATATTAGAACGGTTTAGCTTCTTGTCACAAGCTAGAGATGCGCGGAAAGAAGATGGATCTACTAACTATTACGCTTCTGTAATCAATGAGCAGTCTAACTACATTTGGTGGGGTGATCATGATGTTGCATTAACAGAGGCTGGAAATACAATAGCTGGTGAAGACTTTTCAGGATTTTTAACTGCAAAGACCTACACTATTAGTGATGGTAGTGATGGTGGTGCTTTAACTCCTGCTCAAGCTCTTAACGCGTTTGGTTTTGTTGATGATCCTGATACATCGGATGTTGATTTTCTAATTGGTGGACAGCCGTTTACAGGACAAGATGCAGTCACATATGCGCGTAACATGATTGATATTGCAGAGATTAACAAGTCTCTAATAACATTCATATCACCCCCTGTGGATTACACAAATGGACAAAGCTCCACTCCATTGACAGACGTACTGTCTTGGGCTGATCAAATTACTTCTTCGTCTTACGCTGTAATGGACTCCACATGTGTCTACGTATACGATAAGTACAGCGATGTTTATAGATGGATTCCAGCGGCCGGACACATTGCAGGTTTGTGTGCAAACACAGATAATGTTGCTGATGCATGGTTCTCACCTGCAGGTTTAAATAGAGGTCAATTACTGGGTATAACAAAGATAGGTTTTAATCCTAAAAAGGCTGATCGGGATACACTGTATCAAGCTCGGGTTAATCCAATTGTATCGTTCCCAGGTGAAGGTACAGTGTTGTTTGGTGATAAGACAGCTTTGGCTCGTCCTTCTGCTTTTGATCGTATCAATGTACGCAGATTGTTTATCATTCTTGAGAAGGCAATATCAGCCGCCTCAAGGTTCCAATTGTTCGAGTTTAATGATGAATTTACTCGTGCACAGTTCCGCAATCTCGTAGAACCGTTCTTGCGTGATGTCAAAGGCCGTCGTGGTATTACCGACTTCTTGGTAGTGTGTGACGAAACCAATAATACTGGTAACGTAATTGACTCAAATCAATTCGTAGCTGACATCTACATCAAGCCGGCTCGTTCAATTAACTATATCACTCTCAACTTTGTTGCTACACGCACAGGTGTTGAGTTTAGTGAAATCGTCGGTCAATAAGGAGTAGACAATGGCTATCTTAGGCGTAGATGATTTTAAATCAAAACTGACTGGTGGTGGAGCTCGTGCCAACCTGTTTAAGGCTACTGTAAACTTTCCAGCATATGCTGGCGGAGATGTAGAGTTAACCTCGTTCATGGTTAAGTCGGCACAGTTACCAGCTTCAGTCATTAATCCAATCACACTTCCGTTCCGCGGTCGTCAGCTGCAAATTGCAGGTGACAGAATATTCGAACCATGGACCATCACTGTAATCAATGATGTTAATATGGAAGTGCGTAATGCTTTTGAGCGTTGGATGAATGGTATCAACCAGCATAATGCCAATACTGGTTTAACTAACCCAACTGACTATCAAGCTGATATGATTGTTGAACAGTTGAATAAAGATGGTGTAGCAACGAAGCGTTATAACTTCCGTGGTACATTCCCAACTAATGTTTCAGCAATTGAAGTATCGTACGATGCTGAAAATACTATTGAAGAGTTCACTGTTGAACTCCAGGTTCAGTACTGGGAAGCAGACACGACTACATAATAGTGTAGTTATTATGGGGAGCCTATGGGCTCCCCAGCTTTAAGGAATACAGATGGCAGAGTTATTTGGTTTTGAAATAAAAAAGAAGTCACAGGAAGATAAGGACGAGAAGAAAAAAGTCTCGTTTGTTGCTCCCTTTGATGAAGATGGTGGGATGCAGGTTGCTGCTGGGGGTTACTATGGTCAGTACCTCGATATGGAGCACAACAAGGTCCAAGATGATAAGACTCTGATTGTTAGATATCGCGATGCGGCTATGCAACCTGAATGTGATGCTGCTATTGATGATATTGTTAACGAATCTATTGTCAGCGATGAAGACTCATCTCCAGTATCACTGAAGATGGATGATCTCGATGCAGGCGATAAGGTTAAAAAAGTTCTCCAAGAAGAGTTTGATCAGCTTCTAAAGCTGTTAAACTTTAACTTTTATGGAGCAGATATTTTCCGTAGATGGTACATCGATGGCCGTCTATACTATCATATTATTGTTGATGAAAACAACGCTTCGCGAGGAATCATTGAGCTCCGACCAATTGATCCAACCAAGATGCGAAAGGTTAAGAAGCTAATCAAGGATAAAGATCCAAAGACCGGAGCTACTCTTGTTAAAGGTGTAGAAGAGTACTATATCTATGCCGATGATGCAATGAATAAAGCTCAACAGGGTCTCAAGATTTCACCAGATAGCATTTGCTATATCACTTCTGGTGTTATGGATGCTCAGAGACGTAAAGTTGTTTCGCATCTCCATAAAGCATTGAAACCAGTCAACCAACTTCGGATGATGGAAGACTCTCTGGTAATTTATCGTTTAGCTCGTGCACCTGAGCGTCGTATCTTCTATATTGATGTTGGTAACCTACCTAAGGGTAAAGCAGAAGAATATATGAAAGCTATTATGACCAAGCATCGTAATAAGCTAGTCTATGACGCACAGACTGGTGCAATCCGAGATGATCGTAAGCACATGTCTATGTTAGAAGACTTCTGGTTGCCACGTAGAGAAGGTGGACGTGGTACAGAGATTACAACACTACCTGGCGGTGAGAATCTTGGACAGATTGATGATATTGTATACTTCCAGAAGCAATTGTATAAATCTCTAAATGTACCAATTAATCGTTTGGAGCAAGAAGCTCAATTCTCTCTTGGTCGATCTACCGAGATCAGTCGAGATGAAGTTAAGTTTCAAAAGTATATCGATAAACTCCGTAAGCGTTTTGCAACGTTGTTTATGGAGCTTTTGAGAACTCAATTACTAATGAAAGGGCTTGTAAGCAAAGATGAGTGGAATGAGATTAAGTCAAGTATTAATATAGACTTTCTCCAGGATACACATTTTGCTGAACTCAAAGAGGCTGAGATTATGAGAGAGCGTCTTGCTACTCTTAGAGAGCTCGATGAGTATGTTGGTAAGTATTATTCGATTGACTGGGTACGTAAAAACGTTTTACAGCAAACGGATGAAGACATCAAACAAATCTCACAGGAGATAGAGCAAGAATTTAAGTCGGGTGCCTATGGTGAGCCCGACTCTGAGCTCTAAATTTATTTTTTTATAAATAAACTATATTAAGGAATTATTATGTCTGAGAATGTAAGTAAATTGATTGATGCACTACAGAGTGGTGATATGGCGACTGCAAATTCTGTATTTCAGGATGATATTGCTGGTCGTATGTCTGCTGTTCTAGATGCAGAGAAAATTGGTGTCGCTAGTTCTGTATTCGGAGCTGCGGACGAAATAGAGTCAGATACGCCTGACGAAGAATGGGATGATACAGCTGAAGAAGAAGTTGAAGATGACTTCGAAGAAGAGCTGGATGTTCCCGAAGAGGACGAATAAATGAAACTTATCTCAGAATTCGTAGATCACGGTTTAGAAACATACCTTACAGAAGGTAAGGACGGAAAGAGCACTCGCATGATCGAGGGTATCTTTATGCAGGCTGAAGGTAAAAACCGTAACGGCCGTGTATATCCTAAGTCAGTGATGGAGAAAGCTGTAGATAAGTACGTAACAGAACAAGTTAAGACGGGCCGTGCTGTTGGTGAATTGAATCACCCAGATGGTCCTACAATTAACTTGGATAAGGTTTCGCATCGCATTACTGCCCTTGAATGGAACGGTAATAATGTGATCGGAAAAGCCCAAATCCTAGAAACTCCTATGGGACAAGTTGTAAAAGGTTTGCTCGATGGTGGTGTACAGGTGGGCGTTTCAAGTCGTGGTATGGGTAGTCTTGAGCAAAGAGAAGGTGTTAACTACGTTAAGGATGACTTCATGTTATCTACTGTAGACATCGTTCAAGACCCATCAGCTCCTGATGCATTTGTTAATGGAATCATGGAAGGAGTAGAATGGGTTTGGGATAATGGCATCCTCAAAGCACAAGAAATTGAGGCTTATGAGACTGAAATCAAAAGAACTCCATCACCTCAGTTAGCTGAGGCGCAGATGAAGATCTTTAAAGATTTTCTCTCGAAACTATAACACTTATGAAAGGAGTGTCTAATGTCTGATAATCAGATCGATCAAGAAGTTGATCAAATCGAAGAAGACATTGAGGCTGTTGAAGAAGCCGCAGAACAATCTCTTCCTGATGAAGAGAAGAAGTCTGTTGCATCAGTTGATCAAGCCTCAGGTAAGACCAAGCGTCAGCCAGCTCGCAAGGGCGACCAGCTGAACAAAAAGGACGAGCCTGCCCAACAGGGTAATGTTAAGTTTAAAGAAGATCTCGACGCACTAGTCGATTCTGAAGCTACACTGTCTGAAAGTTTCCGTGAAAAAGCAAGCGTTATTTTTGAAGCTGCTTTCTCTACTAAGGTTGCTGAAGAAGTTGAGCGTTTAGAAGAGCAGTACGAAGAGAAGCTGTCAGAAGAAACTACACAGATCAAAGATGATCTCGTAGAGAAAGTTGATGGTTACCTTAACTACGTCGTGGAACAGTGGATGGAAGATAACCGTCTTGCAGTTGAAAACGGTCTCCGTACGGAAATCGCTGAAGACTTCATGTCGGCTCTCAAGTCTGTGTTCACCGAGCACTACATTCAAGTGCCTGAAGCTAAAGTCGATATGGTCGACGCTCTTGCTGAGCAAGTTGATGAGCTTCAAGAGCAACTTGGTAAAGTGACCGAGGACAATATTTCATTGTCTGAATCTGTTAAAACACTGAAGCGTGAAGCTGTAATTGCTGAAGCGTCTGAAGGTCTGACTGTGTCTCAAGCTGAAAAGCTAGCTCAGTTGGCTGAAAACGTTGAGTTTGATTCTGATGAATCTTTCGCTAAGAAAGTTGCTACAATTAAAGAATCGTATTTCCCAGCTGAAGCTCCAGTTATTGCTGAAGAAGTACAAGAGGAAGAGGGTGACGATGCTCCAGTAGCTTCATCTCCTTTGATGGCTCAGTACCTTGATGCTATTAATAAAATCAACAAGTAACCCTAAGGAGAACTAACAAATGTTCGGTTCAGAAAAAGTCGCTGATAAGTGGCAACCAATTCTGGAGCACGCTGAGCTTCCAGAAATTCAAGATAAGTACAAGAAGGCTGTAACTGCAGTTATTCTTGAAAACCAAGAGAAGGCTCTTGCAGAAGAGCGTGGCCAGTCTTCATTCGGTGAGATCAATGAAACTGCTGCTAACAACATCTCTGGTGGCAACATTGGAACTTGGGATCCAATCCTGATTTCTTTGGTTCGTCGTGCAATGCCTAACCTGATCGCTTATGATATCGCTGGTGTTCAGCCAATGACTGGTCCTACTGGTCTGATCTTCGCAATGCGTTCTAAGTACACTGCACAAGACGGTGTTGAAGCTTTGTTTAACGAAGCTGATACTTCATTCTCAGGTGTATCAAATACAGTAACTACATCATCTGATCCATTTGCTACAGATACAGATGGAACAGCTGACGACGTTGACTACGCACCAGGTACTGGTATGTCAACAGCTGTTGCTGAAGCATTGGGTACAGGCGGTGGTGCTGCTGACTTTGCACAGATGGCATTCTCAATCGAGAAAGCAACTGTGACAGCTAAGTCACGTGCATTGAAAGCTGAGTACACAATGGAACTGGCTCAAGACTTGAAAGCAATCCATGGTTTGGATGCTGAGTCAGAGCTGGCTAACATTCTTTCAGCTGAGATCCTTGCAGAAATCAACCGTGAAGTTATCCGTACTATCAACGTTAAAGCTAAGCTTGGTGCACAGCAGGGTAATACTGCAGTCAATGGTGTCTTCGATCTTTCATCTGATGCAGATGGTCGTTGGTCTGTTGAGAAGTTCAAGGGCTTGATCGTACAGATCGAGCGTGAAGCAAACGTTATCGCGAAAGAAACTCGTCGCGGTAAGGGTAACTTCATCCTTTGTTCTTCTGACGTAGCTTCAGTTCTTGCTGCTTCTGGCATGCTTGACTATGCTCCTGCTTTGTCTACTTCTTTGAACGTGGATGACACTGGTAACACCTTTGCTGGTGTATTGAATGGTCGCACTAAGGTCTACATTGATCCATATGCAACTGTAGATTACATCACTTCAGGTTATCGTGGTACTAACCCATATGACGCTGGTATGTTCTACTGCCCATACGTCCCATTAACTATGGTACGTGCAGTTGGTGAGAACGACTTCCAGCCACGTATCGGGTTTAAGACTCGTTATGGTATGGAAGATTAACGGAATAAAGGAGGGGCTTCGGCCCCTCTTTTTTTGCCTATAAATAATGGGAAAGAGTTTGGAGAAATAACATGCCCTTTGAGAATCAAACTAATTTCAGAGTAGAGCAAACAAGTGACCTGACGCAGAATCTTAATTATCTAGCGCCTGTATACTTTCGTATGGCTATGGATAAGCTCAAATTTCCTAATGTTGAATACACCTTACAGACAATTGTTCTTCCAGATGTATCTATCAGTCCTGCTAATCTATCGACTCCTCATAGACGTCTAGGAATAGCCGGTGAAAAGGTTGAGTATGGTACAGTAGATATGTCATTTCTTGTTGATGAAGAAATGAAGAACTATCAAGAGATTTACGATTGGATGATTGGAAGTGCAACCCAAGATGATGAAGCTAATAGAAAGGAAAGGGATATTACACTTACAATTCTCTCGTCACACAATAATATAACACGAGAAATTCAATTTGTGAATGCGTTTCCAACAACGTTGTCTTCTTTACCATTTGACCTTACAATAACCGATACTCAGTATCTTACTGCAGTTGTATCATTTGAGTATGCTTATTTTAAACTGCGCTAAATAGTTTAGAGGTTATATAATGAATATTGATGAAATTTTAAAGATGTGGCAACAGGACTCCCCAATTGATGACATGAAGCTAGATGATGCTTCACAGGATTCTGCACGTCTGCATGGTAAGTATCTTGAGCTTCTAACTATTAACAAGTTACAGCTAAAGAAGAAGGAACAAGAACTAAAAATTCTTCTCCGGGACAAATGGCTGTACTACAACGGTAAAATGTCTAAGGAAGATATGGATGAACGTGGATGGCAGTATGACCCATTCAACGGATTATCCAAACCACTGAAAGGTGAGATGGACCATTACTATGAATCAGATCCTGATATTCAGAGAGCTGATGCACAGATAGAGTATCTAAAAACATGTATAGATACCCTTAAAGAGATAATGGAAAATATTAAATGGCGTCATCAAAACATTAAGAATATGATTGAGTGGCGTAAGTTTACAAGTGGTATGTAATGGAAACATTAATAGTAAAGAAGAAGAATGAGTCTAAACTTATTGTTGATTGTGAGCCTAGTGTAGCTCAGGAATTGACAGACTTCTTTACGTTTTATGTTCCTGGCTATAAGTTTATGCCAGCATACAAGAATAAGGTTTGGGATGGTAAAATCAGGTTATACGATGGGAGGACAAAAGAGCTCCCGGCCGGGTTATTCCGTTACTTATCAGAATTTGCAGATGTCCGTGACTATAACATACTTGTTGAAGGTAGTAATTATTATGGACGTCCAGATACCATTGAAGACATCGATGAGGCCGAAGTTGCAAAGTTTGCTGAAGGATTATATTTAAGTGCTAAAGGTCAAAAGATACAGCCACGCGATTACCAGATTGCCGCGGTTACACATGCCCTGCGGAACAAACGGGGTGTACTTCTGTCACCTACAGCTTCCGGGAAATCGCTTATCATATACCTTATGGTGCGATGGTTCTTTGAGCATAGCGACAAGCAAGTACTCATCGTTGTACCGACCACCTCTCTGGTGGAGCAAATGTTTTCTGACTTTGCAGACTACAGTCACTACGATAATGCTTGGGATATGGATTCAGTCCATAAGATCTACTCAGGCAAAGACAAGTATCGACAAGATTCTAAAGTAACAATAACAACATGGCAATCCATATATAAACTCAAAGCTGGATGGTATCAACCGTTTGGAATGGTAATAGGTGATGAGGCTCACAACTTCAA